GCCAACCTCACGGCGCTTGTCGAATGTGTCGAGGCTTTTAAAGAAAGCGGGGTCGGCAATATCCACATCAGGACCGAACATCAACTTGCCAGTGTCGTCTGCGGGGATCCCAGCCAGAGCCTTGTTTGTCTTAACGCGTAGCTCGTCAGTTAAGAGGCCCGACTTCATGCCCTTCTTGTATTGCTTGACCAGATCAGCGAACACCTCTGGGTTGGACTTCAGCATGTCCTTCTTGCCGAGGATGGTCGATATCAGCAGCTCCTCTTCGGGGATCGCCTCGAACTGTCCATGCATGCGGGTGGCCATGCCCTTCTTGCCAAAGCCCCATGTCTGCCCCTGATACGCTGGGTCCACATTCTGCAGCCATGGGAAACGGGCACCGCCCTTGAATTTGCCGAACTGCTCGGCCTTTGTGCGGTCCGCCATTGTGACGCCCACGGACTTATCGATAAAGGGAGAGAATGCATCCGAGGCTCTGATGATGCGCTGCGGAGCTGGAGGACGGTTCAGATCGACGATCCTACCTAACATCTCCATGCTTTTCTTGTAGTCTGCCATAGGTCACGCCGAGTATGGGTTTTCGCGTCGAGCCTGAACATCGACGAAGTCGTCATCATCATAACGCGGCTCAGGGTTGATGTCGAGAAACCCCATGTCTTTCAATAGCCTGATGGCCTGCGTGGCGCTGTCAACATAATCGTCGTGTGTCGAGTCAGGGAAGGAACACAGCTGCGACAGGAAGCCCTCGCACCAGTCACGCACATAGCCCTTGCGGACCGTGGACTCAGGCAACCAGACGCGGCCAGTGGCGAAAATAGAAGCGGTGATCTGCAGGCGCTGCATCTTGTCCGCCTTGCCGGGGTTCCAGCTGCGCACAGGCAGGTGAGCGCGCTGCAGCTCTTGGATGAGCGAGATGCCAGCGGCCTTGTCTTCCACCAGAATCAGGTCTGGCCTCTTGCCCTTCTTGTCGTCGCCATAGCTTACCTTGAACTCCTCTATGACCTTGGGCTTCAAGTCAGGGAAGGTGAGGTGCTCGGCCCAGCAGTCAATCAGCAGCACCGACATCGGACCATCCAGAGGCTTGAACACGCCCCAAGTCGTCATGGCCGTCGGGTCGTTGTATGTCTTATCACTGAACGCGCAGTCATAGCTTTGGACTATGAACTCAAATGGCGGGAATGGTTTCTCAGAGGGCCAGAGCTTGAACATGTCGCGAGAGACAACCTTGCCGTCCTCGAGGTCCACAATCTCGCCTAGCACCTCCTGCTGGTACAGCTTGGTGCCCTTGTACTGCTCGAGCTGCGCTGCAAAGCTTGGGGCTAGGTTCTTGGCGTTCTCATAGGTCGAGGCCCGATCGATCACCACATCAGTACCCTCACGGCCCACGAGCTCCAGAATCAGGTCCTTGGGCTTGGGGGTTGTGGTAACAATCACTCGGGGGCGCTCACCTAAGCGCAGGCCGAACATCATCATGTCCCATGCATCTTGAAGGTACTGGAAGGCTGCGAGCTCGTCACACCATGCAAAGTGAAACTGAGGGCCGCGCAGTCGCTCGTATGAGTCAGCAGAGATCCCGCGGATGGTCGAGCCATTGATCAGCTTGATCTGGTGGTCCTGCTTGTTGTAGTCCTCGACTAATTCCTGCGGTATGCACGCCAACAGGCCTGAGGCACCTTCCATACAGGTGAACTTGATATCGTTGCTTGTAGGGGCCAATACGAGGCTCCTAGAGCCCTTGTGACACCACGCCCACCACCATAAGGCCTCGGCTGCAGATCTGGTCTTCCCAGCACCACGGCCCGCCAACATCATCCAGACGGTATAGGCATGCTCTAAAGGGGGCGGGACCTGATAAGCGTGGGCACCCTCTAACCAGCTGAGGTGGGCCATCACGGCCAACTTGTCGTGTTCAGACTGGCCGTCGAACTCTCGGGCCAGATCCTCGTCCAGTAGATCAACGAGCACGAGTCTTGAGCTCTATGTTCTTAATCATCTCGAACAGCTTAGTCGAGGTAATGTCCTGCGTGGTAATGGGAGGGGCTCCCTCGACACCACCGATGCCAAGCTTCTCGCCGTACTTCTTGGGCTTGAGCTTCATGGCCGTCCACTTACGGGCGTCGATGCGGTTCTTCTGCCACTGCAGGAAGGCGTTGTCTAGCTTGTGCTCGATCAAGGCGCCTGTGTTCTTGTCCACCACAGCAATGACTTCGGGCTGCTCGTCGGCGATTGCGATGATCTCGTCAGCCAGCGTATCGGCCTGCTCTTCCCGTGCGCGGGTGTACTGGTCGGCGAAGACAGGATGACGCAACAACCAATCGTACACCGTCGAACGATCTGGCATCCCTACATCCTTAACAATTTCCCTCAAGCTCTCTCCCTCTGCTATGCGAGTACAGATGACACTTGCTATGTGGTTGTTGTATGTGGTTGGGGCTCCGATGCGCTTTTTTACGGCAAGAGCCTTTGGTGCAGGTTTTTTAGGTTTTGCGGGGTTAGCGCGTTTAGGTTTTGGCTCAGACATCTTTTCAGCCCTCAGCTTAGGATGTCTTATTTTACCCCATAGTCTCCCAAGGGTGATAGCTTTCGGTTGATGTACGAAGTCTATCTTGCCTCACCCACGCTTTACAGGAATTCGTATTGCGCCAGTGCTACCTGAGTTAATGGTCAATCAATTGCATGTTTGTCTCACCGCGGCCATGCAATCTACTGTAGTCGCCATTTAACGCTACAAACCTCGCCTTGGGGTTATCAAGGGGCTGTGTTTCCTACCACGCGGCCCATTCAGGCCCTTTGCTGTCGTGTGGTGTACGGGAGGTACAAAAGAAAAACCGCTTTAGTCTGCACCCCGTGGACCCCACAACCTTTGTAAAGTCATGGTCCCCTTTCGGGGCGAGATGCATTCTAAAGCGGTCTTTTTCATCGGAGGTCCAATCCGACTACATGACTCAAATTCTACAAACTCGCGCAAACTCTGTCAATCTTCATCAAACTCTGGTTTGTAGTCCCAGAATACGACTGGGGTGCTTTCACCCATATAGGCGCCTTCAACATTGTAGATAATCCACTCAACGGCCTCGTCAAAAGACATGCCCTGAGATTCAAATATTTCAATCATTTTATTGGCGCTGTAGACAGCCCGAATAGCTCTAGCGCCATCGGCGATCCAAACTTCACTTTTCCCTACTAAGGCCTGCTCGAGGCCGTCAAAAAATAACATATGGGCTCACATAAAGCAGTGTTGAAATCAAAGAGCGGCGAAGAGTGCAGGTGCCTGCCAAGGTACCTTGTTTGCAACGCCAGCAGGGCGCTAACCCCTGCCACCCACACGCATAAACAACAACTAATGTCTATGCGTTTGGGAGCTCACGCCGATTAACGAAACCGATTCGGTATTGCTTCGATATCGATTCAGATAAAGCACATCACAACAAAAAACACAACGAATGAAAGGCCCGCGAGGACCTCATCCCATAGACGATATTCTCTCATACTTCCTCCACCGTGATGCGATATTTGTTGCCAGCCTCGTCAGTTACGAAAATGGTTTTCTTGGTGCTCAGAAAGGTGCCATCGGGAGTCAGGTCCCAGTGAATCTGGCTCACATCCTGCAGCAGCTGCTCACCTGAGCTGTCAGCAGGCGATAGGAACTTCTTGATTAGGTGTGCAATGTAGTCGCTATAACGCATGATTAAGCCCTCTGAGCAATTTCGTATTTGATTTCAGCGATCATATCGTCGTCAAGCTTGCGCTCGAGCCAAGCAGCGTAGCGGCCACGGCGGTCGCACACCTCGAACTCGCTCGTAACATTGTTGTAGCCACCACTGCGGCGGACATCTAACTCGGTGACATTGATGATTGCAGGAATGCCTGCGACGCGGTATTCAAATTGCATGACTGCTCCTTAAGCGCTGTGAGTTAAAAGACTAGCAAGGTGCTCAGGCGAGCCCTCACGGTAAACACCATTTACGAAAGCGTAGTAACGCACGCCAGAGGCGTTGATCAAGGCGCCAACAGCTGGGTGCAGGTCAGTCCTGACTGCGAACTTGGCGTCGTGCTCGGCCTGCTTGGCTGCGCGGATTGCGTCGTGCGCATATTTGGCATGGCGCTGGGCTAGTGCTTGCTTGTAAGTCTTCATTCTGCTTTCCTTTTCACTGTCCTGACTAATGTGTCAGTGATGTAATAATAAATTAAACAATCAGGCTTTGTCAAATTATTTGCTAGGTGTTTTCCCTAGGTGTTGCAAAACAGCAAAACGGGAAATTGCCTAGCACTTTTCAGGATTGTGCCTAGCACTTTTCAGAAAGCGCCCCCGAAGGGGCTGCGGGTTACTTGCCAGCTGCCAGAATTTTGTTGGCTGCAGCGAAGATCCTCTGGGCTGACTTGTCTTCGATCTTATTGCTGCCTAGCCAGTGCTGAATGTAGCCGCGGGACTCGGCCAAGCCGTCTAAATTGAGTAGCGAGCACAGGATGTAGGCCACTGACTCGGCCTCTACTTCACGGATGTCCCTTGCAGTGGTCTCAGAATCGTCCATACGCGATTCTTTTGTGTGGCCCAGCACAACATGTGCAATCTCATGAAAACGCGTCTTATGGGGCAGCGCAGCCACTGGGTTGATGGCAATCTCGTTCTTCATTGCATAACCTTGGCAGTTACCATCAGCCATTGAGAACGCAATCTCGGTGATGTTCAGGGCCTCAAGTGCACGGGCCTTGTCCCACTGCGGGACCACAGGCTCGGCCGCAAACTCGTCGCCCTCTGTCTGGCTCATAACGAACCAGCGGTTCTTCAGGGTGAACAGGGTGAAGACATCGTCAGTCTTGTTGCCTGCAGCGTCTTTACGATTGATTGTGACTGGCTGCACCAGAGCGATGGCCTTCTCGCCCTTCTTGACCATGCGGCCAAGCTTTTTCCAGTCGTTGAATGTTGCGATGGCGCCCAGAGGAATCTGGCGGGCCTTGCACTGGCTATAGGCCAGCATCTGGTTACCGATCGAGAAATCGTGAAAGGCCTCGTATGCAGCAGAGAGCACGCCCTCTTGGGTTACTGCGTCGGCCAATAGCTGGGAGAAGTTTGCGTTTTCCATGTCAATGTCCTTTTTCAATGTGATTAGAATTCTGGGTTCCAGCGATTGATGTGGCCGTTAACCAAACACCAGATGCCGTCCTTCCAGACATCCGTGTTGCGACGACGGTAGAACACCTTGCCCTCGCTTGTGGTGATCTTCTTGAGAGTCTTGCTGATCGATGTAATCACGCCACAGGGGTAGTAGTCGCCGTTAAAGGCGTAGCTGACTGGCTCGCCGATAGCTGGCACAGGGGCAACATAGTAGCGTGGTGCGCAATACTCGCCGCGGTCGCAAGCGATGTGCAGCTTGCCAGTAGCTTGGGTTTCAGCAGCAGCCAGCTCAGTGGCGTGTTCGAATGATTTGATGTTCCAGTTATCCATTTCTATGTCCTTTTCAATGTCCGATCAAGTGACCGTGATGTAATAATAAATTAAACAATTTGGAATGTCAAACAACTATTTTCCTTCTGAACCTTTTTTATCCTGCCAAGCTTGGTAGTACCCGATTTCGTAGGCCTTGCGCAGGGTGAGCATGCCGAGCTCCCTAGGATCGCACTCGTTGACAAAGGCCACCGAGCACATCACAGCGCGCCTAATGCCAGCGCCATGGTCCTCGGCCCGCTGCTTTCTTTCGATAGCTTCCCATGCTTCGTCTTCTGCTGTTTTCATGTCTGGTCCTTTTGGCGAGCCCCCGAAGGGGCATTGGATTAGCGTGCAGTGACTTTAATGGAAAAGACCGCGGTGGTCTTGGTGTACTGGGCCAGAACATCGGCAGTGATGCCAAGGTCTGCGCACAGCTTTTTGTAGTCAACGACTGAGCGGTTTGCTTCGATGGCTGTGGCCTTAAACAGGGCGCCCTCGACAACCTTGTCGCCACCAGCTGTGGCCGCATCCTTCAGGCCGTCTTTAATGGCGTCAGCTTCTTTTGTCAGCTCAGAGATCTGGGCCAACAGGCTACCGAGAACATCAACCTGCGAGAGTTGCAGGGCGGAGACTTCCAGAGTGTTGATTGCGTTCATTTCGCTTTCCTTTCGATGTCCAGTCAAGTGACTGTGATGTAATAATAAATTAAATAATAAAACAATGCAAGGGGGGGTGCCCCCCTCCTGTTACAGGATCCCGTAGATCGGGGTTACATCGGTAACATACAAGAACTGTGCGTCTGCCGCGGGGATGCCAGCCAACGCCTTTGCGGCCTGCTTTTCTGTTGCAAACTTGTTGGCGCCCAGCGCGCGCTTGAATTCTCTCTTGGCCAGAACCAACGCCTTGCGATCCATCTCGGGGCTCTGCTGCAAGAAGAAATTACCAAGCTTCTCGTCACGCACTGCAAGGGTGTAATAAGTTTTGCCTAAGTCCATAATATTTCCTTTTCAATGTCCGATCACTTGACCGTAATGTAATATTAAATTAAACGAATAGGGCCTGTCAACACCCAAATGTAAATTATTTTCTAGGTGTTTTCCCTAATCGTTGTTTTTTAGCTAAACAATCGCTCGAGCGTGATATTTAGGGCGTCAATCTCGTCCATCTTTTTGATGCGCCACAGGGCCTTGGTGCCATGCCAGCCTAGCGGCCCCCTATGACAATCCACACACAGGGCTATGCAGGTGTACTGGCGGTGCTGCTTATAGTGATGGGCCTCGCTTGGCCCTGAGGCGTCACACAGGCTGCAGGGCAGCTCCTTAACATTCGCTAGGTGCCGTCGTTCTTTCGCGTTCAGTTTGTTGTTCATTTGGATAAATTAATAAATTGCTGAAACGACTGGGATACCGCAGCATCCACAGGCAGTTAGGGCGCATGGCCACTTGCTCAAGCGTAAACCCCTTGTAATGGCCCCGCATGCGTGACATATCTTTTTTCTTTTTCATAAACCACCTAAAAACAAAATCAATCCGATTGCTGCTGCTAGGCCTGCAAGAATCACTATGACCAACAGCAGCAGCGCATCGATCATAAGGTGGCTTTGCCCTCTGCGCGCGCATTGGCCTGCTCGGACCTCCATACCTCGACACGGGCCTGTGCAGCAATCAGGTCCCACCTCAGGGCCTCTTCGATCTCTACGGCCTCACGCAGGCCCTTTAAAAGCTCTATGTACTCGGGGTCTGCATAAGCCTCTCTTTCTTGAGCACCGATCGCCGTCTCGATCGATCGCTTCATACAGATTGCCTTGAGTGACTTTCTGTATTCTTCTAAATAAATTCTTTCGGCCTTGGCCTTACTGAACTTCTTCGCATGTTTGATTATGTAATCGATCGCTTTGTGTGGGTCTCGCTCAGTCATCGTATCCTTTCCTTTTCAATTTTGAATTAATCATCGCTAAGGCAATGTCGTATGCAGCATCTGCAATATCTTCTACGGGCCAATCATTTTCACTGTTCGACACAAGGGCCATCATTGCAAGGCCCGCATAAAAATCTATCAAGTCTTCATCATCCACCGTTCTTCTCCTTAAGTTTGGCTCCGATGGCTACGGCAAAATGCAAACTACAATACGCAGCGTCATCCATTAACCTTTTAGCAATGACTTCAATCTCCTCGTCCGTCAGTCCGACCCATTCACGCTTGGGCGGTGCGGTGTAAAGAGCGGTCTCGATTACATCGGGGTTTTGTGTTACATCCTTTCCTTTTCGCTCAGTAAAGTAAAATACCAAAGGGTTCGTTTTGTCTGTGTACTTGTACGCAACAGGCTCTTGCTCAGGCTGTGCGAGTGCTTGCAACTCACGGGCGGCGGCTAGTGCTTGTTCATTTAGCTTAGACCAAACTGAGTTCTGTGAAATTGATAGCGCGTCAATAATTAAATCAATCTTGCTCATGCTTGCTCCTTGCTCTGATTGCTCTGGCATACTGACCACACCCGTATTCATCCTGCTCTAAACACAACTGCGCACACGCCTCTCGTTCTGCCAGTACCGCCGCCCGTAAGTCTTCGTCAGAGTGCTTGGCTATATATCGTTTGGGCATCTTGATTACTAATGTGTCTGGCTCGGTTGGGTGCTGTTCAAATTCCATCATTTCCCCCCTCCAATATGCTTGTTAAGCACAGCCCATTGCTCTTGCGTGATTGTCCACCAAGGTCTGTGACCTCCTGCCCTGTATGCCGCATTCCAAATACGCTTGGCATCTTTCTTGCGGATGTCATCACGGAACTCTTGATCCTCGCCACGCCACCACAGCTCGAAGTCGTTGTTCATTCCCGTCCCCCGTTCATCGCTCGATCGACTTGCTCGGTCAACTGCTGCTCTGTGACCATAAACATTTGATGCGTAACTTGGTTAAGCCAGCGGTATCGATCGGCATCCTGCTTAAGCGCGCGAATGATGTCAGCAACCTGCTTCATCTCCTCGTGCGTCATGAAATACCCGTTATCTAGCACGCGCATTAACTGCGCATAGTCCCTCAGGTCCCTAGCCATATATCCTCACTGTAAGTTAATTGGAAGTTTAATATTAAATTAAACATCCTAACAAAGTCAATTGTTATCTTTTAACCACACGGCCATCAATAATGCATCAGCACGGCCATGGTCTTTCTGCCTTGTTAATGGGGCCTCAGGGAACATTGAGCGCGCGAGATCAAGACTAGCTACCTTCTCGGTGCCAATCAGGCCGTGGTGCTTTTTCCACGCTTGGGGTGTCACAAGTACGAGCGGGTAGTGCGTAAGCTCTGCAGTGGCCTCTATGGCCCCCACAGCGCGCATAAACTTGGCGGTTGATGCGATACCTTGCTTAGGCATGCTATGCACGCTCTCGACCACGATAAGGGCCGTATCGAAGCTTGAGACGCATGACTTCAACACATAACGCAGCTGCGAGGCGTTGACCCTGCCGTCTATGCTTGGGATGTCGCCGCATGTGATGTACTCGCCGTTGTGGTCGATAGCGGCGTAGGCACCCGAGACGGCCCCCGGGTCCACGCCGATGAACACCGTCATTGGTTCTGGCTCGGGATACGGTTGCGGATCTTCTCTGCGGCCTGCTCAAGCGCCACACTCAGGCTAATCGGTGCGTCCACACCCTTTAGGTCTTCGATCATTTGCTCAACCACCACCGCGCACGCATCACGCTCCATCTTCACCGCCATCTTGGCCGCTTCGATCGACATCGTCATAATCTCTCTGCGCACAGCCTCGAGCTCTGTCAACAACTCTTGCTCTGTAAACAACTTATTGCCTGTGCCGCGGGCCAAAAAGCTTTTCTGAAAGTCACTTATCATCTTTTACTCTCCAGTCATTAGGTTCACCACGATTTCCTAGATGCCACTGTAGCCGCACATCTTTCTCTAAAGTCGATTCGGGGTGCTTTTGCTGCCACCGATTTAAAAATTGATGCCCGCTATCTCGGTCTTTAATTCTTAATTTGATCGCATAGCGCACAAGACAACGATGCCTGTGCTCTTGCGACCAAGTGTCAATAACTTCCTGCGACATCAAATGCCATGGGCATAGCGCCAGCAGACTCGACAAACTGCTGTGATTCTTTGTTGTAGTAAAGCGAATACCATTCTTCGGCCTCACCGTTTCTCTGCTTCTCACACATTAACATCGCATCTGGCGTCAAGGGATCAACCTCTTGGCCAGCCTGCAGCTGGTGCTCCTTCTTCTTGTTGCGCCACATCAGAAGCACATTATCAACTTGGTCCGCAATAGCGCCAGTACCCTTCAAATCGTTCTTGTTGGGCATCGCTTCGTCGCTTGCCTGCTTACGAATGTGGTGGACCAGATGGATATGCACATTGTGGTCGCGGGCCAGCGCAGTTAACTCATCCACAAAATACTTCTGCTGGTTGTAGTCGTCTTCAGCTGACACGCACTTCATCAACGAGTCAATAAAAATGTGCGTGATGCCTAGCTTAGTCGCGCAGTATCTAGCCACCGAGATAACCTGATCGCTATTGACCGTACCCTGCTGGTCATAGAACCACAGGCGCTGCTCGCTGAAGTTCTTAAAACGCGTTACAAGGTTATTGATGTACACGACCTTACTCGAGTACCGCGGCGCCTCTGGATTCTCACCAGAGAACTGCCTGAGCATACGAGATAAGGACCGCACTGGTTTCATCTCAAAAGACGCAATGCAGACCTTGTGGCCCTGCTTAATCAGGCCCAAGGCAACCTGCCCAGTGATCAGAGACTTACCGCCCCCGTTCTGGCCAGCGTATACCGTGACTTCACCCTGCCGATAATTGAAGCTTGTGACAGTCTTCTCCCATGGCATTGAACAAACCAAATCAGGCTTGGGGTTTGCAACGGAATCGACAATCTCATCTAACCAAACATCCGCAGTACGGATCTTCTGGTTTGTGTCGGTCTCGCGCAGGTACGCAGAGAAATCTATATCATCAGGCGACAGAACGCGCATAATCGGCTCCAGAGACGATAACTTGATCACCAGCAACGGCGTATATGGCTTTTGCTTTTGCGTCCTCTAAGGCCCGCACAATCGCCCGTACACGCTCTTCGTTACCACCAACAACATGAACGGTTAACCCAACAACAAACCGCAGGTCCAATGTCCGAATGTTTTCGCGAGGCTCGATAAACACCTCAGGCATGTCTAGGCCGCTCGTGAATGTGTCCCAGTGATAATCAGACTTTGGCTGGGCCTGTAGGTACACCCATAGTGCCTTGGGCTTTCTGCCGTTAAGTCGCATCTGAATAAGATTTTCGTGGCCTTTCATATGATTCTCCGCTGTGGTTGAGTCGCTACTGTGTCGTCTTCCCAACGACGCTGGTTGATGTAGGTAAGTGGTGCAGGCTCAAAGCCTGTGGTCCATTGCTCTGTGGTCTTCAATGCTTTGACATGCCCTATGATCCTGTCAGCAACTTCATCAAGCTTGAGCTTCTGCCACTTCACAGCAGCTGCTGCCTTGCCAACCTTTCTTTTGCTTGCAGGCCATACATTCCAGAACTCGTCGAACCTGTTCGACAATGTAGTTATATTCTGTATCTGTATCTTCTTAGGGATATCTTTCGGTTCAATACTGACAACCGATTCGGTTTTCTTCGGCCTGCCGCCTAGCTTTCCGAGGGATCGATTAGTCTTTACTTGTGCCTGATACTTTGTGATTTCAGCATGCGCACGACTATTGAAATACCCTGTTTCGGTCTTTTCAAAAAACTCAGCTAAAACCAATTCGGTTGCATCTAAATCCATACGAATCTTGCGGGCCACGGCCTTAGTATCCAAGGGGATCTCAGCCTCAGACATGTAGTACAAGTCTAATAGCCTGCGATACACGAGGTCTTCGTATTCATTCAAATGCGCTGTATGGGTAAGGTAATCGCCAATGTGAAATTTGTACCAGATCACTTTTATTCTCCAAATAGGTCGTATCGTAATTCGCTGCGTTTCACTTTCTTTTTGGTCAACTTCTCAATGCGTACTGCTAACTCTGCACTAGGTAACACCGAATGCGCGATAAGCAGAGACAGCCATGTCCTAGTGATGCCTAGGTCCTCAGCAAACTTCGCCTTGGCCCCACGCTCTTTATCTGCAAAATATTCTTGTAGTGTCATACGGACTCCCTGTTAAAGTACATCCGCATATTACACGATTTATTTTCATGTTACACAAAAACAACACAAAAACAACATTTGCACATTCTTTGTTTAATTTGGTATTATTCGCCTGCAGTGCAAACTAACGGAGAGTGAAATGAACATTGAACACAAGCCCTACACCCCAGCAGTAAAGACAGACATTGTTAAAACGCTACGCAGGAATGGCTTTGTACCGCCATCAGAACTTCCTGAGTATCAACAGAAGTGGGACTACTACAAGTCCTTAGACCGCCAATCCGAAGAGGCCCTTAAATGACGCGCCTAGAGGTGGCAACCATGATCCTGCAAGGCATGTGCGCAGGCGACTGGCAATTCCCTATACCTGAAGGCTCAAGCTGGGATGATGTTGCAATCCCGCGCGCCTTTGAGCTGGCCGACAAATTAATTGCAAAAGGAGTCAATGATGAAAATTAGCCCACCCGCATTCCCGACTTGGAAAAGAGCAGACGACATGGCCGAAGGCATGACACTGCGCGACTACTTTGCGTCAATGGCTATGCAAGCATTTATTGACGAGGTATACGCTAACACCATAGCAGATCATGGATGCGAATCCATTGCCAGAAAAGCGTATTACATGGCCGATGTCATGATGAAGGCGAGGGATCAATGAACAGTGACGAGTATCGGCAATTAGAGCTGGAAAGAATGCAACGGCTTGACGAGGCCTTAGAACGGGCTGAGGCAGGTCGTGCTAATGAGGACGACTGGAACATCATTCGTTATGAGTGTGGTGCCCCCAAGCGTCCTGTAGTGTCCTTAAAAACCGTATCGATTGGAGCA